TTGTCAGCACGCCAATCTTGGTTTCGGCCGGCAAGAAGCCGCGGAAAAGGCTCACGCCCGGCACCACGATGCCGCTGTCGGCCAGCTTCTTTTCAATCACGTCGAAAATCATGCCATTCCCTCTTCCTGAATAACGCCGGCGACCGCCTGGATCATCTTTTTCATCAGCCGCGGCCGCTCCTCATCGACGGCGCGCGTAAGAAAGAACGAGCCGATGTGCCTGCCAGGGTTCTGAAGCATCTTCTTCACGGTCTCTTTGCCCGGTTTCCACGCCTTGCTTTCAACCAGGTGGTCGTAGTTCTCGTGAATGATCCACGCATACTGATCGACCGTGACCAGGCTGTAGCGGCCAAGGACCGGCTGGGCGCCGTCAACGTAGATGTCGATCTCGAGGCGGCCACGCGGTCCGCGCCCTTCCCTCATCTTGATCGCCTCTTCGAGCGAGCCCCAGTCGCGCGGGGTGTTGAGTTTTGCCTCCTCAAGAATGATCTCGGCTGACCGGCGCATGGTGCGCGCCGCGTTTTTCGGAACGCGATCTGCAATGTTTCGCAGTGCTGCCTTGACCTTCGGAAACCCCGAGACCTTCATGTTTGCCTTCATGCCGGGATTACCTCGAGATCACATTCAAAGTGGTCGATGTTGCCCATGATGGAGCGCCGGACGTGCTTGGTCTGGATGACGAAGACACCCTCCTCGCACTCGAACTTGTCGCCGACCTGCACGTCGATGAAAGGCGCGATCAGGATCTTGGCGCGCTCTGCGGCGTGCTCGTCTGCCGAACCGCGCGATGCAGAACTGTCGGCGCGAACGGAAGTCTTGCGCGCGCCAACATCCATGTTGACCGCCCCAAACGGACAGTCGATCGGCTCGGCATAGGTCGAACGAGCGAAAACGTCACGGCCGATAAGCTTGTAGAGCTTGCCGACCTGATTGGGTTCAAACATCGACGGCCTCCAAATCCAGATAGGCGTTTGCGTTCGGGTGGAAGTAAGTGTCACGCACGGCCGCGTAGCCGGGAGCATCGCCGGACAGGCTGATCACATCGACCTGCTTCTCAACACCATCCTCAAAGCGCACGACGCCGGCACGGTCGATGCCGTGATCCACGAGAGTGAAGAGAACCGTCTCGTTGTAGGCAGACAGCAGCGACATGCGCCAGATTGTGCGAATGAAGCTGCGCGAGGGCATCTTGCGCGACCGGCGGTCGAGAAAATGAAACAGCACCAGGTCGTCATGATCCATGCGATAGCGCCACGCGGCCTCGCTCTCGGAAATACCATTCGCCCGGGCCATCATGCGCACGTCGAGCGTTGCCTTCTGAAGCTCGCGTCGCAGGGTCGCAATGTCTCGCTGCAACTGCGCGACAAGCTCATCAGTCAGAAAGCTCTGGGTCAGCTTCAAATGCTCAAGGGCTGCGTCCGTAAGTTCTTCAGCATCTTTTTGCGTCAGCTTGCGCTGCACGCGCCCCTGAGCTTCTGAAGCGATTTCGTAAAGATCCTTCGCAATCCAGTCCTTCTCCTCCTCAAGAAAGATCCGGGCCTTGCGTTCAGCTTCGGCTACCGTCTCTGCAATGCGGCCGACATACTCGAAGACGCCGCCGGACAGTGCGCGAGAATAAAGCACCTGATAGGACGCCAGCAGCCGCTCATATCGAGCGGCCGCGGCTTCCGCACGTTCAGACAGAATGTTCGAGATCATGCCCGGGTGATGCGCATGTTGAAGTGAATGTAACCCGCCAGGGCTGCCATCGTCTGCGGATTGAGGCCGTAATCGACGCGATCGGCCCGGATGGTCATCGAGCTTTCACCGATAGTCTCGGAAACTATGCCGGCCCGGCGCTTGCGGGCAACAGCATCACCCTGAAGCAGCTCGTTGGCTTCGATCAACTGGGCCCGACGAAGCGCCTGGCGGAAGTGGTCCGGGAGCTTCTTGAAATCCTCGGCCGACATGCCGATCCAATCTTCGCGGGTGATGTAGTGCTCCTCGCGGAAGTTCAGCTTGTCGTAGGTGTCGCGAACACCATACTTCATCGGCATCATGGTTATGCGCCGGAAAGCCTCGACGAGCGCGGCGCGCCGCTGATCGTCGTTGGCCGCCGTCCAGCCGGACATGTTCACCATGTCCTTCATGGCGACCTGGGCCGTTTCATAGGTCTGGAACGTGTTGACCATGATCTCAAGGCGCTGTTCGGCCTCAAGTGCATAGGGCAGAGATCGAATGATCTCGCCGCCAACCGTGCCGATGGACACCCGCAGAACACGCACCGCGCGCGTCTCGTCGCTATCCAGTTCATTGTAGATCCGCGGGACAACAACCGTGACAGAGCCGGCCGCAGGGTCGAAGGGAATCGAGCCGAAATTCTCGATCTCGTTATCTTCGCCATCAAACAGCACGGCCGACACGGATGTCGGCGTAATAGGCTGGCCGTTGAGGTCGTTGAATGCAACCTCAACCTCGACAATGCTGTCTGCGGGGTAGAACTTCATGGCCTACTCCGGTGCCTCCTCGGTGGACACGGCCACGGCCAGGTCTCCGGTAGCAGCGGCTTCCGTGATTGTCTGGCTGACAGGATCCGGGGTCTTGCCAGATTCATCAGCCGGCCCTTCATTCGCGGGCTCCGCAGCAGCCGCGGCCAACGCGATCTTCTCGAGGCTTTTCTGCTGCTCTGCACGAACCTTCTCGAGCGACAGCTTTCGCTTGGCGAGATAGGCCTCCTGCGCCTCAAGGATCATTTCGATGAGAACGGCGATCGACCGGTGCTTCACACCCCAGCGAGCAGCCACCCGGCGCACACCGGTGATGCCTTCCCTGTCGGCAATGGCCTCGAGGCTCTCGCGCGTCTCCAGTTCCGGGATCTTCTGGGCATCGAGCTTGGCGCGTTCCAGCTCGGCAATCTTCTCGGCTTCGGTCTGGCGCGGACGGGTGGGGTTGATGTTCTCGGCCCGGGATGCCGCTTCGCGGATCATGCGATGCACGGAACCAGCAGGCATGACCACGCCGTTCTCGTCGATCTCGTCGAAAGGCATTGCGGCGGCCATACGGTCACGAACGTGCCGCGGCAGCCACTCCACGGACTCGCCATTGACGAACTTCACCGCGCCGAGGACGCCGGTGTAGTTGCGCATATGCGGCGATGCAACCCTGAGCTTCTTCAAATCCATGTCGAACCTGATGCTTGCTGATTAAGAGGAAGTGCCCCGAATGAACTCCAGGGCTCTGATTGGCTACTCGTTGGTCTCTTCGTCTCCGGTCTCTTCGTCTCCGGTCTCTTCGGACTCATACGGGGGAACGCCGACGAACGGCGCACCAGGATGGTCGGGCTTGTGCTCGTGCGTCCAACGCAGAACCGGCGATGCGCCACCGATCTCGTTGTCTTCATCGTCGATCAGGACGCCGCCCTGAGAGGCAGCAATGATGTCGATGTCGTGCTGGCTGATTCCTACGCTCACGCCATTCACGAACTGCACACCAAGAAGATACCCGGTGTAGTTCTCGAAGCCGGGTCGGGTAAGTTTGAGGCGAGGCATTTCGTTCTCCTTAAAGAAAAAGGGCGGGGAAGTCCCCGCCCATTGTATGTAAGTTCTGACTTACAATCAAGGAACAAGAACACCCTTCAGGCGGGCAACAGCATGGGTCGCGCGCAGGGCGGCGCCGCAATACCACTTCACACGCCAGCGAGTGGAGTCCTTGTTGAAGTTCAGGCCAACCTCCTCCAGACGGATACCGGCGGCATCACCAGCCCAGAGTCCATGGAAGCCGTCAACCTCGTTCGCACGCACCGCATAGATGGAGGTCGTCTTGTCGCTGGAGCCCTGGATCTCATCCTTGCTGATGTAGTCGTTGATGATGACCGGCATACCATCGTAGAAGCGCATCGGCATACCGAAGTTCTCAACCATGATGTGCTCGGCCGTGTTGCCACCCTGGAGGCGGGCAAGTTCACGGATCACGCGCCACATCTCGGAGCGCATCATCAGGAAGTCAGCGCCAAGCGGCACGGCATCCTTCAGCTCATCGAGCATTGCGAAGGACAGGGCGTTACCGTTTGCGCCGGCGGAAATCGTCTGCTCCGGAACCGTGAGCTTCTTCAGACCATCGAAGGTCTTCGG